ACAATCAAATTATTGGAAAGATGACTGGTCAAATGATTACAGAGATAAAGAAGGCAATCTAACAGACGAATTTTTTGAAGATGTTAATGAAGATTATCAATTTGTTATGTGTGACGGGTGTGAGAAATGGGGATTTATGGGAATGAATTACAACTTTGAAGCAGATTTTTATTGCGATATGTGTGTAGTTAATGACATACAAAAAGATCAATACAAAATAGATTTAAGCAATAATGATTACAATTCTGAATATTCAAAGGATTGGGAAAAAAATATAGATGATCTTATTGTTTACCTACAAAAATACAAAGAAACAGAAAGAGAGAAAAGTAAAGAAAGCGACAAAGAATTTTATCAGTTTATGTCTAATAAGTATGGTAAAAGCTGGAATGACTACGCTAAAAAGAAAGAGAGACATCTTAATCAGGAGAAGAGCTAATGGCTAAAGCGTTATTTTGTCCTAAATGCGATACAGAGTATTGGGGATTAGCAACAGGCAAGAATGGAGCGAGATGCAGAAAGTGTGGATATAGATTTACCTTTGCAGATGTTAATGATGAATACAGTAAATGTATTAGGAGTGTCTAAGCTAATGGAAAAAGAAGATTTAAGAATATGTTGCGACTGCAAAGAAGAAACAAATATATATGTATGTTACATATACGAAGATGATTACTATTGTGAGTTATGTTGTCCTGACGGATATGGAGAGTGATTATTACTTCCGACTACTTACTCTCTATAGCTTTAGTCTCCGACTTGTTCTCAATAGTTATACCCGACTTAGATCCTAATAAGTCCTGGAGTCTCCTCTCTACTTCTTCCCGACTCATCTGATCTATCTTCCCGTGCAATACTTCCCGACGATCAACGATAAGTCCTCCGACTTTAAGCAACAATCCTTGAGCCTGTATAGCTGCGTTAAAAGCTCCCCGACCCCAAGCATCATCTCTTAGCTTATACAGATCTTCAACTGCACGCTCATGCGTGAGTTCAAACTTCTTCTTAGCTTCCGACATCAAGCGTTCATACTCCCGACGAACGTGAGCGTATTTACTTTCTTCATTCTTACGCATCAGTCTCCCGACGACGACTGGATTCTTATACCCTGCTTTCTTGGCCGCCTCTGCAAACGTCAACTGTGGATCGTTGACTGCGTTCCAGACTAGCAATCGTTGTCTTTTCGTTAATTGTTTTTCGTCGTGGTTTAGATATTCAATAGGCATATCTTCTGTATCTTCTAATGTTTTATCAATCGTTACCGACTTTCGTATGTTCATGTCTCTTGGCATATACTACTTTCGCTCCTGGAAATGCTTCCGCTAGTTTAACAATAAATTCACTCTCTAATAATTCTATAGTTTTTTCATCTAATTCTTTTCTTATTCTTTCTTTTAGTTTTGTCATATTTTAGAGTTTTGTCAGAGTTTTGTCACACTATTCCTGACAAAACTAATTTTTCTAAGAAATCCTGTAAGATAAGGGTTTTCAGAAGAGTATTTATATTTATTTTTTAATATATACCCCCTTTTGTCATACATTCTCTTACACCCCCCTATAGTTTTCTACTATTTGTACCCATGTTTTTACAGGAAACCCCAAACCCTGACAAAACTGCCAAAACGCCAAAAGTGCTAGGTGAAAGGGTTTCAAGCCAATAGTTTTGTCATTCATCATCATCCTTTTTGACAAAACCCCCTAAATCTAGATCAAAATGCTCATTTCTCTCTATATCCAGACCAAAGCTTTCTGAGAGCAAACGACTGATCGAATCAAGGCCCTCTTCCATTCTGGCGGAATTGTTTATTATTTCGCAGATCCCGTACGCCATTATCATTTCGGCCACCATATTAGGTTTAGCTCCCCTGATTACAAAGTCGTCAAACAATGTATCCAGGCGTTGCTTACCTTCAATATGACTAGGGTTGCGCTTGTATTTGTTTATTTCTACTACTTTTAAATGCGACATACCGACAGTATAGCCGATTATTCCTCATATTCGCTTAAAAAAACGGGTTGATCTTTGCCTATATAAGCGCCAAGTACGTTAAAGTCCATATACTCAATCGCTTCTTCTGAAGTCATTTCGTCTCTTTTAACTAATATTTCGACGCATTTATCGACAGAATAAATAAGGCGCTCCTTCTGGACCACCATATCGTAGGTTACTCCTATGATTGCTTCGTCAAATCCGTCTGCTTTTAACATATTAAATAAGGTGAGGTACTTCGTTGCTGACTGTACCTCGAGCCATTTGTTTTACTTTCTTACGGAGAAAGAGTGCAACTGCATATCTATTATATTATAGAAGTCGTATGTATTACCTCTCTCGAGTCGTTTCAATCCGAGTGTATTTTTTGTAACGCTTACCTTTGTTAACGCCATTTTGGACCACCCACTTATACTCAATCCTCTCCTTTTGTTCCTTCATCTTTTTGTTTATCGGCTAAAAAATTAGCGATGTAAGTTTTATTATCCTTATCCAACTCCCCGTACAATCGTATTATTTCTACGATCTTAGCTTCGTCATTCATTTGGTTTCCCCCCGTTGTTCTGACGCTAGTATATCTTCGTATATCTCACGCCTTACTGCCATTTTAACTTCCTTTGGCAAATCTGTAACCACTTGTATGTCAGTTACTTTGGGGATCCAATTTTTCCAATTATAAGCTTCGTGTGTAACTTTAGGGTTATAACGATACTCCACCATATCGGCGTGAAGGTCCGTCTTTATATAAAAGTTATTCATTATCTTTATGCCAAACGGTTCCTTTCCTCCAACCTTCAGGGTCAAAACTTTCTTCCATTTCGGCCATATCAGCTCTCCCTGAATACATTTCATCTATCGTAGTCTCCAGGTCATCTATCTCTTGTACGATAGCTGAAGCGGCCCAATCGGGCGCTATGCGTCTAACAATAGCTTTAACTTCTGCTAAAATTTCGTGATAGCCTTCGTATTCTTTTGGCTTGTACTGACTACTCATCCCACACACCCTCCAATTCATCCAACTCATCAGTAGATTTTGTAACCTTAATGGCTTCCATTACTATACCTAACGCTTCAACCTCGTTAGGCGCGCAATCAAGGGCCATGCGTGTAAAGAACTGTGTACCTAAATGTACTACGTGAGGTACACCAAGTTCCTGTGCTTTTTCCGTTACTTCTAACAAATCAAACCAAAGTTGATTGTGTATTTCTTCTGCAATATTTTCTTCTGCATCTATTTCTTTTTTAACTATTTTTGTCTTTGCCATTTCACTTTCTCCTAAGTAATTTACAATAAGTATATACTAATTTGTTTACAAGTGTAAACTTATTTTGTATTATTACATTTCAACTTTTTGGAGAAAGATATGACAAAACTTAAAAACTTAATAGACAGCACTCTAAAACCAGAAGCAAAACAACGACTGAATAACTTTGGTCCAGACAATATGATACTGCTTTTAGAGGACATTTTAGCAATGGGAAGGGTCGCAGAAGCGATGACTTATATTTGCCAACATCATCCTCAAGTATTTCAAGAGGCTTATAAAGAGGTACTTAAAAATGACAATAGGTAAACCTTTACGTTGCTACCCATTTAAGAAGAAAGACGGGTCCTTCATGTATTTGCCTTACGACAAAACTGAATTTGATCTAACCTTTATGGGCAACAACAAAGAAATCAAAGCGGTCAAAGAATATTGGGAAGCGATAGGCAAACCAAAATACGACCCGCGCAGATCAATAACAGAAAACTTAACGGATCTAAAAAACTATATCGGCTATTGGCCCGAGCCTTTACTTAGCGACAAGATCGTGCAGACCACTCTGTTAGAATATGAGGACGATGAATCTAAAGACGCCGTTCAAGATTATTTTAAGATGCAACAAGAGTTCCAACTTAAACAAGAACAATCCAAGACTAAAAAAGTTTATAGAAAAAAAGATTGGGATGAAGATGACGATGTACCATTTTAATAGGAGAAAATATGAGAACAGGTAAAACTCAAATAGAACGACAATCTAACGCTGGATCAAGAGGTAAACGTACCTCTATCGGTATCAAGAATCTTGGGACCAGTACGATGAACAAAAGTAAACGCCGTATGCGCGGCAAATCTATATATAGAGGACAAGGACGATGAAACAAATACCAGAATTACAAGAATACGACCCTATAGAGAAGGGTGACGCGATTGTTATTAGAGAAATACCAAACGAACTATATCATTCAGAACTGGGCATCAGCTCTAGTTTTGTACGTAAGTTTGGCGAATCGCAAATACACGCCGTTGAAACGGAACAAGAAACCACCCCCGCAATGAACTTTGGTACTGCTGCCCACTACATGTTAGTAGAAGGCGAGGCCGTATTTAATGACAACGTAGGCGTGATCGTTGGATCTCCCTACACCAAAGTAAGTAAGGATTTAAAACAAGACTTTATAGATCGCGGCTTGGTGGTTATTAATGAAAAGGATTACCTGTCTATAGAAGGTATGGCATCCAATATCATCCCAGAAGCGGATATGTATTTGAACGGTGAGGGCAAGATAGCGGAAGCGTCTTTTTATTGGTATGAGGACGACGTGCTTTGTAAGTGCAGACCTGACGTTATATGCAATCCGCAAGGACCACATCAGGATTTTGAGATTGTAGCGGTGGATTACAAGACCACTTACAGTTGCAGTCCTGAATCATTTTTAGAATCCGTACTGAAATACGGATACGCGCAACAAGCCGCTTGGTATAGGAGAGGATTAGAAGCTGCGGGTTACAGAGTTAAAGAGTTTGTATTCGTTGCGCAAGAAAAGAAAGAACCTTACGCAAGCAAGATATTTAAGATAACCGATAAGCAAATGGACAAAGCCTGGTTAGATATGAAGGATATGTTGGAGTCTTATAAGAAATACCTTAAAGGAACTAAACCTACCATTCATAACAGTCCGAATATCGTTACGCTTGAATTAGAAGAATAATGGCCAGATTGAAAAATGAGGACCGATTGTGTGGGGCTTTTTACCAGGCACACAGTTTTTTGGATTTTAATTTAAAGACTCATAACCAAAACACAGGTCCTTTATCCGAAGCAAAAATGCTTGGTATAAACTTGCCAGGCGTTATGCGTTATCGTGAACAAGCCACTGAGTATGATGCAAGACTTTTGGACATTTACCAAAAACTTTGCAAACAAGAATATGATTTGTGGATGGATTCTTTGAAGTTTCAATTTAAAGCAACTTTGTTGCATGAGATTTTGCCACCCAAACAAATATTGAATGAATTTTTCGGAGATCTCCATATACGAGTGCCGCACGAAAAAACTTTACTTATATCTGATAGGGGGGGTGCCACCACAATTATGTCGGTACAAGAACACAAAACAGATCAATTCATTAAAGATGTAAAAAAAGCGAATAAAAAAAGCGGCTTGTTTGCTACCGATGTAGGTTTACGAAAATTATTGAAGCAAATCAAAAATTGGAAAACAGAATCGGTTTTGGTTTGCAGAGTGACGTTCGCACACAATATGTCTAAAGAAGAGATATATAAACCAAAGCGTTTTAAGAGAAAAACTTTGGAAACTATGACCAGACCCACAACAGCGCATTATCCTACAAATCTTGTGTTTCCTTGTGGCCTCACTATTAAAGAAACACAAAATTGCACACCTGTAATCATAGAAGATGTCCAGCAATTTATTAACGAAAAAGATTATGGTTTGTTTAGCGCAATGGTTTTTCCATACAGCAGTAAACCCATTGAGGGCAATTATTTGCAGTGGGACCATACTGAGAAAGAAACGTTAAAGGATAAACTTTGGAAGAGAATGAACAAAAGGTGGAAAATGGAAGAAGAATCTTATGTTCCCCCAAGAAACAATTTGTGGCGAGCTGCATTACAAACTTTGGTGCATATATCTGTATTAACGCACCCAGATTTTAAAGAGTTTTGTGTAAACATGCTAAAAAAAGACGGTATGCAACCTAACAAAACACCATACAACAAAGACAATCCTTACAAGAGCCGTCCTGGCTGGCGTCCAGCTTTTGAGCATTACGTAGTAACAATAAATGTGCCAGATGATGTTAGTAAAGAAGCAGACGCTAGTACACATAAAAAACGTCATCATTTGGTGCGTGGTCATTTAATGAGATCGCATAGTGAAAATTCAACTGACGGTTTTGTGTGGCGCAGATCTCACTGGAGAGGCAACAAAGAAATAGGTACTGTAACAAAAGATTATGTTATGGATATAGACGAAAGAATTAATAAACAAGAAAGAAAGCAAGTTAATGGCTAAAATAAATTCCAGAAACAAAGGCGCTCAGTTTGAAAGAGACGTTGTACGTATACTCAATAACTTCTTTATAGAGGAAGGGATAGATTACCAAACTAAACGCAACCTAGACCAATACCAACAGAAAGATCTTTGCGATCTACAAATACCACACCATTCAATAGAATGTAAGTTCTACAAAGAGGGAGATTGGCTAAAATCTGCTTGGTGGGACCAGGTGTGTAAGGCCAGCGAAGATAATATACCTGTACTTATATTCAAATTTAATCGTCGTCCCATTCGTGTATGTATTCCTTTATACGCAATAAATACCGAGTGGGTTAAAGACAATCAAGCCATAGCAATTATGGCTATAGACGATTGGTTATCCGTTCTGAAAACTAACTGGAAATCATACTCTTAAAGGAAAGTGCTAGGTTGAGCGTTGCGCTCTGGACGACTCCTAGCGTAGCCGATGTTTTTAAAGTGAAGGTTTGCTGGGGGCAGACGCATCACTTTTGGAAGAATCCTTAGACTCGCCCATACTTGGAGGAAGATCAGCTGCTTTTGGAGCTGCCGCTTTTTCCAAAGGTTTAAATCCTACGATTCTATTGCTATCACCGTAATCAGAACCTTCTTCTGCTTCTTCTACCGCAACCGACACAATAAACGCCTTCTGGTGTAAATCGTGCGCACTTTTTGGAGGATTGTCGTTACCAAAGCCTAACGCTTTGCATAATCTGGCCCAATCCGCTTTAGCGTATCCTAAATGCTCTTGGTTTTCCGCCCAAAGCATAAATGGCTTACGTAACATCCAACCCGCGTAATTGTCGCCAGTTATTTCTACTTCAAGCCATATCATGTCGTTACCCGCTTGAGATTTCTTTTTCTCGCACGTAGTAACTACACAAGGATAGTCACCTTTTGGAATTGCGGTATTGTCACTACCCGCATCATCTATATTAAAATCAAATCCATCAAAATCACTCATTTGTCTGCACCTCCGCAAATCCAAGTTTATTAATAATAGTAGTTAGATCAGGGGATTCAAACTCTTCTAACTTACCGCTACGATCTTTGGCAATGTAATTTTGACCAATTCTCGTTTGTAACCAACGAGAGGTTACGGTTTTACCTTCTTCATTTTCATCGTCAAATGTACGCAAGACCAATACCTCATCAAAGAAGTATGGTATTTGCGTTGGCAGTTTAGCGCCAACCATCATCGGCTGATAATGAAACATGCCCGAAGATTCATCGCGTTCCCTACTTTGTTTAGCGATAAATACCACGTGCATCGGAAGGTCCCTAAATCTACGCATCGTTTTAATCATCACTTCGATGACCTCTCCGTACGCACGTCTAGGATCTTTGCTTTTTGCCTTCTCTTGCGACAATAAAATTTCGGCCATTTCTGTCACACTATCTAAGCAAACAGTTTCATAGTTCAAAGTTTTATTCTCTAAGAGCGAAGCAATTTCTTCTATTTCAGAAGCTTCCTTAACCTCAATAGCATCAAGGTCAGGAGCATCTTTAATAGAAAGTAAACCACTCTCCATACTAACGACCAATGTTTTACCAGGTGCCGTTTGACAGAGTGTAGTTTTACCCACACCACTTTCACCGTAGACCAACAGCTTCGCGCCTTGCTGTTCTACAAGTTGGTTTGGGGTTTTGATACGATCTTTTATACTATCGTTCATATTACTTTCTCCAAAAGTTGTTAATAAAAAAGTTTTCGTTTACAATGTGTTGAAAACTTAATTAATACGTATTGTAAACATGAACAAAGCAAAAAACAAGAACCAATGGAAGATAAATTATCTTTATCGTCAACAACAACTATTGGAGAAGGACCTGATGACTTTATACCAAGAAGGACTGGAACCAGAATATAAGGAGCGTGAAGTGGAACGAATAACACTAAAACAGTATATTGAATTTATAGGGATAGAACCAGCCGCAGAATTATTTGGCTGCTCTACGCATGCAGCAAAAGCCTGGAGGTATGGCAATAGACAACCCTCTATTGAACAGGCTAAAAAAATAATTAAAGCCTCTAACGGAAAACTAGATTTTGAAGCAATATTCGGCTCGATTGAAGAGGCTGATGAGAAAGCGGTTGAATAGTGTTAGACGTCAAAGCATCTGCGCAGGATTCTGCGTTGGAGCTTGCTCTTGCTTACGCGGAAAGTGGCTACACGCCAGTACCATTATTAAGACATAATAAAGTACCACCCAAAGAACTCGGGGGGTGGCAACAATACAAAGAGCGACAACCGACGACGGAAGAAATAACTCGGTGGTTTAAGAACCGCGATGATTTAGTCGTAGCTTTAATCTGCGGTAAATTCATAGTGGTTGACGCAGACACACCAGAAGCCTGTATATGGGCAGAAAAGAATTTACCAAACACTCCTTGCAAAGTAGTTACAGGCAAGGGGATGCACTACTACTATAACAACCCAGAGAACTACACTACTTACGTAGCGAGAAGAACAGACACGTCAGATCCCGCAAAACTTATTGATATAAGAGGAGTGGGCGGATTAATTATTGCTCCTTATAACATTCACGCAACTGGGGCCATATACGAACCAAAATTTTTAGACGGGTGGGATTGGCATGACACCAGCGATTTGCCTGACTTAACAAAAGAACATTGGGTGATGATTACGGGCGTTGACAAAGTTAACGGCAAATCAATTACATCACCTTTCTCAATAGAAGGTGTAGTACAAGGAAGCCGTAACGATAGCGCGGCAAGGTTAGCTGG